CCGGTATCCGCGAGTTGCTCAAAACCAGTGATGCCCTTGCGGATCCAGGTATCAAGCGCCCCACTGTCGGCGGCGTTCGAGATGAACTTGTTGAACCGATCAGCCACGTTGGTGATGTCATCCGCAAGCCGCGGAAGCGCATTGCTGCCACTGGCCGTTATCTGCCCAAGCGCGGTGATAATCGGCTTAATCGCCTGGTTCAGCTTCGACGTAGCTTGATCTGTATTACCAAGGATCCGGTCGAGGAACCCCTTCGACTGATCCGACCCGAACGAGTCGAGAACCTGCTTGATGCCCCCGTTAAGCGTCGACGCGAGCTCAGGTAGCCGCTGCTGCAAGATCGGCAGATCTGAATCCACCAAATTGTGCATCGACTTCGACAAACCATCAAACAAGTTCTGCTGAATGGGGAGCTGCAGCGCCTGTGTGAGTTGGGTTTTCAGTTGGACAGCGGTCCTGACCGCATCCGCGGCAGACGGTGCCAGTTTCGTCAAGGCTTGGTTGGCTGCCGCGATCGACTTCGGAGTACCGTCCGACGCCTTGTTGAGAGCGTCGAAAGCGTCAGAGACGCCCGATATTCCGATCTTCACCGTGCCGGCGATCGCGGCGATACCCGCGAATGCTGCGGGGAGAACCGGTGCAGCACCGGCGAGTTGCTGAATCGCGGCCGCAACCTGCCCGATACCGCTCGCAGCGCCGGGCAGTAGTCCGGCGATACCGAAGATACTGGCCGGGCTGGTCAGGCCACCGGTGAACAGTTTCGACGCCTGTGCTCCGAGGCCGCTGAATTGGTCGAGGAATCCCTGTTGGTCGACATCGACCCGAAGCGTGATCGCGCGGGCCTCAGCCTCCGTCCGCAACAGCCGGAGTTGCAACTCAGCCCGCGTTGTATCGGCCTCGACTTTTACAGTGAGACCGAGCTTTTGGGCTTCCTCGCGGATACGGAGATCGCGCAGCCGCTTTTCGGCCTGGTCGAGGTCTAATTCGAGTTGAGTCTTGACCGGCTTCTTGGCCTCAGTCTTAGTCTTCTCGATATCGCGTTCGGCCTGCGAGGTGTCCGCGGCAACGGGGATCTTGTACTGGTCACTGAGCTTCGCCAGGTCAGCCTTGAGCTTAGCGGCGAATTCCTTAGCATCCGGTACGATCTTGATCGTTGCCTCGCCAGCGGTATACCCCTCAGCCACAATTCACCTCCCCTGCATTCATGCCGCGTTCAATGTCTGCGAACAAGTCGATAACCTCCGCCTGTTCGTCCTCACTCGCGAACCGCTCACTCGGGAACATCGGCCCCTTCGGCAACGGATACGCCAAATTGCGTGCCATCACCCGAATCAGCGACGCAACCTGCACCTCGAGCCCGTGTAACCCCTCAGCGACCCTGTCGTAACCGAACAAGCCCGGCCGGCGCTCATCATCAGGATCTCTGTCCCGCAACGACTTCCGATACTCATCGAACAGCCGCTCATCAGTCAGATACGCCGCCCACAACTCGGTGCCCTGAGTCCTACCCAAACGGTCGCAATAGATGAGGAACTGTTCCCACGGACGTTCGCCGCGCACCCACGCACGCGCATCCACATGCATGTGGACGGCCATATCACCTTCAACTTGATCCCAATAGTGTTCGATCAGGTCGAAGGTTCGGGCTCTTTTCCCGCCGTCTCCTCATCCACACGCCCACACGTCACGCATTTCCCGTCCGCCGGTGCGGCAGGGAGGAACTCGGCTTTGATGTCCTCAACGAACGCCCCATAGAACTGGGTGGGGAGTGAATCGTCGTCGAAGTAGGCGGTGACAGCGTCGTAGGCGTCGCCGAAGAACGCCCGCTCGTAATCCTCACGGGCTTTGGTGATCTCATCGGACAAACCGTTGAGAACGTCCTCGCCCGCGGCTTCTTCACCGGTGCGGGACACTGCCTGCTGCAACAACGCCGAATACACGTAGATCCGTGTCTCCGCATCCGACATCGCCTGTGACCGTTTCCGGCCGGGCGGTGTCACCACCAACCCCTCCGCCACCTCGTACGGTTGCGGAAGGTTCGTCTCAGCGTGCAACGCCGACAGCCGCGCCGACAACGCCGAACGCGGCTGCCTCTTGGCAGGAGCCATTTAGCTGCCGCCCGTTCCGAATCCGAACGCCGCATCCGCGAACGACTGAATCGCAGTCCAGCCAGGCCCGAAGATGTCGATGATCAGCGGGGTACCGGTGACGTCATCGGTCTGGAAGTTCAGCGTCATCGGATAGGTGGCCACCTCAGCATCAGTCAGCGACGCGGCATCGGTCTTGGAGATGTTGACCCGGTTGCCGATCCAGCAGATGTACACCGCTTGACCGTTGAAGTCGTCCTTACCGATCAACGCGACCTTGTGCAGGGTGTTGGACGGCAAATCCGAAACCTGCAGGGTCACACCACCGGCGGTGTCTGGGACGACACCGGAGAAGTCAGTTCCCCAGTAGTGTTCCAGGTTGTGCCGATGCGTTTCCTGCGGCTCAAACCCGAGGTTGATGACCCGCTTCGTGGCGATCTGCCGGACCGGGCCGCCAACACCATGGGATTCGATGTCGTTGATGGTCTGGTCGTTGGCCAGCTTGCCGCCGGTCTTCTTGGCATGCAACCCGATCGTGAACCCGCCCGTAGGCAGGGTCAGCGCGGTGGAGCCCGTGGTGTGCAAGCTGGTGATCGGCGACGCCGCGAACGGCCACCGAACAACCGCCAACTGGCGCGGCGCCAACAGCAGGGATTTACGCTTCTGCGCAATGAACTGGTCAGGTGTTAAAGGCATTTCATGTTCCTCTCTCAGTCGAGCTGGAGTTGCTCGCGGTAGTCCGGCAACCCCTTGGGGCGGTCGGTCTGGATTTCAAACGTGACCGGCACCAAACGGTCGTCACGGATCTGTTCCGGCAACAGTTGAGGTCCAACTAGTTCACCGGGAACGCGGATAAAAGTGGTGGTCAAACCGAAAATGCTTGTCGTTGACCGTTTGACGGTGCCCCCATCAACGAATGCGTAGAGGATTTCCCGCACGTATTCGATGAGTTCCCAGGAGGCGTCACGGTTTGTGCACCACGCCGCGATCTGCACCCGCGTCATATCAACCATCGGATGTTTGTCGCGATCGACGGTGCCCCCTGTGCGGTACACCCGCAGGAACCCGTTGCCCGCGTTCAGCCATGCTGCGGCGTCGGCAGGTTGGGGTAGCCACGAAACAACTTCCAGCCCAGTCAAACCCGATGCTGCGAGGTTCTCCGTGTGGGTGAACAGATCCTTGATGGTGCGTTCCACGTCGGCGCAGCCGCCGCGCCAAAATGTCGGATAGGTGATCGTCACAGTCCACCCAGTTCCTCGAGGACGCGGTTCAGATCGTGTGCGGCGTGATGACCACCCGACACGACGGTGTCGTCGAGGTTGTGGACCCCGTTCGTTGATTCCTGAACTGGGCCTAGAACTTCGCGTTTCACACCGAACTCATGCGGGAGTGCATAGTCAACTGATCCGGCCCCGCCGATACCACCGACGGTGAGGACACCGACCCAACGAGGCTCGCCTTTGTAGACGTCGGCGAACTCCGTCGATGCGTGCGCTGATGCAGCCAGCCGGCCTGTCCGTTTAGCGACCTGCTCGACATACAAGGCGTGAGCAATCTCGGCTTTCTCGAACACGATCGACCGCATCTGCGCGCTCGAGAAAATGGCCACCAAGGCAGGGTTCGGCTCTGGATATATGCGGACATCCATCACTGATGCCCTTCGACGTTGAAAGACATCCACCCGAAATCGTGACCGGTGAACGGATGCAGCTGATCACCCGACGGCTTACCCGAGATGACATACAACAACCCCTGGTAAGGGATCCTGTCACCCGACTTGATGTCATAACCGCGGGGAATGAACACCTGACCGAACTCGGTCCACGTCGGACCCCGCTCACCGCCCAGAGTCACCGAACGCGTGCCGGAACCCCGCGAGCCCAGCCAGAACAGCACATTGACCGCAGCCAAATCTGTCCAGGCAATGTTGCCCATACCGTCATCGGTTGGGCGTTGCGGCACAACCGGTGTCAGCTCGATCGGGCCAAGTAGCGGCTGCATCAGCAACTACGCTCACTGTTCAAACCCACCGCGCGGACACCGGAGTACACGAGACGCAACTTGATCTTGTCGGCCCGCGTCAACCACAACGCGCCACCCGTAGCATCAGGGTTAAACGTCCTCGTCACCGAGAACGGCCCCATACCTTCAGTTGCCGTGTTCACAAACTCGGGCACCTGATTCGCCGCAGCCGCATACGCGCGCGCCGCAACACCGGCAGTCACCTCAACAACAACACCGGGAATGATGTCGCCATCAACGTATTCGTGACCCAGATACCCCTCGACAAGCCGAGAAGCCTTCTTCGCCTTCGACGCGACAGAGTCGGGTTCATCGCCGTCCAACTCCCTTTCGAGAGCGTCCTCAATGTCCGTCTGAGTGACCGGAATCATGGCATGCCCCTTTCAACCCCCAGCACCCGAAAGTGCTGGGGGCTCCACAGAATTTGAAAGGGGACTAGCTGCCGCCGGACGGCACAATCGCAGCCACAGGCGAAGACGTTTGCACGTTCGACCCGTAGGCGATGTTGTCGCCCAGGACATACGCGAAACGCGCCTTGAACCGCAGCGCAACCATGTCACGCTCAGCCAGGTTGATACCGCCAACCGTGGCCTGATCCAGGAACTTCACCTGAATGTCCTGCCGGACACCGATGATCACACGCGAACGGTCAACCACGAGGGCTTCAGCCATCGCCGGATCCCACACGAGGACGTCACCCGATGCGTCGTCACCGACGGTGCCGGTCGCATAGGCCACGTTCAGGCCGTACAGGGTGTCGACAGCGTCCGGGTTCATCGACATGTTGTCCTGGAAGATGGGCTCACCCTGAGTCGAACGCAGGTTCGCCAGCCGGTACTTCATGCCCTTACGGGTCAACATGGTCGTCGGGTCATACCTATCCGACAGCGCAGCAGCGGCCTGCAGGATCTTGCCCGCCAGGTCATCTGCACCAGGAGAGCTGGAGAACACCTGATGGTTGTTGCCGCCAGCATTGACAGCCGAGGGCAGAAGTGCCTGCGACGTCCACGTGGCAGGCTTGTTGTGCCCGAAGATAACGGCGGCGTCCAGCGCGAACGCGATGGCCTCACCGCCGGCCTTCGTGATGTCGGCCAGCACATTGGTGGTGGCGTCCGCGAGCACATCCTCATGGACGGGCACGATGACGGCCAGCTCCTCAGCGACGAGGGTCTTATCGCCCCACGTAACCTTGCCGGTCGGCTTCACACCCGTTGCGGCGGTAGCAGACTCCTGCACCCACTTGGCGTGAGGCTTCGTCGTCAGCACCGGCTCATGGGTCACCTTGGTGCCCAGGCTGCGAGTCGGGAATGCGGAAAGGACGCACGAAGCTTTCGCGGCCCAGTTCAAAAAATCGTCGGCGTACGCTTCCTGAATGAGCGTCGCCACATCAGAGCGGCTGACATCAGCCATGTTGATTTCTCCTTTGTGTCACTCCCAGGCGCGGTTCGCCGGGAAATTGGTTTAGATGCCTGTCCGTAAGCCGCGCAACGCTGCCGCTGCACGCTCTTTCGGGTTCTTCCCGTCGGGCGCGGATGCACCCGAACCGGAACGCGAACCGAGAGAAACCCGGCTCGTGGGCTGGAACTTTGCGACCAGCTTTTCCACGTCGGCCGCAATGTCGTCCTCTGTG